ACGCCAATCCGTTGCACCGCCGCCGTGGCAGTACCGGTGCCGGCCGCGCTGCCCCGGCTCTGCGCGACACCCGCGCCGGTCGCGGTGCCGGTGCCGGTCGCCGCGCCGACCGAGCCGGCGGCAGCCTGAAGGAATTCAAACGCGCCGATCAGGATCGCGTGCGACGCGCCGAGCGACGCCGTCGCCGTGATGTTGCCGGTGGCCCCGGCCGTCGCCTTCACCGCATCGGCGATCGCCAGCGAGCCGTCTGAGCCAGTGGTGAACGTCGAGTCGGCGCGCTCGATCCACGTTCCCGCCGTCGGCGCCGTGGTCGTATTCGTCGCGCCGCTGGCGGTGGACGGATCGGTGACCGCATCAATAACCGACCACGCCGCTTCCTGGCCGCCGCATAGTCCAACCACCAGAAGGTCTTTGTCTTTGGTGGTAGTGACGCCCGCAACCGACACCGACGTGGTGTTGATCGCGGTGGTCGCCGAATTCTGCGTATCCAGCGGCGTTGGATCGTTGCCGCGATAGGCGACGATCTGGCCCATCGCCTGATCGACGTTGACCGGGTGCGTAAACGTCAGCGCCGGGGCCGAGGCGCCGCGCACGATATACGCCATCATGCCGGACGCGACTGCCGACGTGGTGGTCAGGACGTTATTGGTTTTCTGCTCGGTGACCCTTGTCCAACCGGCTGGCAGCGTAATCGAGGTGGTCGAGGCGATGCGCGACGAGATCACCGCAACCAGCAGATCGCCTTCAATAGCGCCCGCCGGGACGGTCAGAGTATGCGCGGTCGCCGCGGTGATGTTGACCGGGCTTGAGACGCCGACAAAGCTCCAGGCCGGGCCGTCAGCCGGCGCGCCACCTCGGAGAACGGATTCGTTGTAACGCCAGACCCCGGTGTCGAGATAGAGATACGGGATGATGTAATTGCCACCCCGCCAAGAGACCGGCGCGTCCTGCGCCAGCGCATAATCGGCAGCCGTGACGGTCGCCGTCTCCATCAGTACCGGCGCTACAAACCCAGTCGCGCTGGTGTTTATAGCAACAGTTTTATATAGGTCACTCCCGGATATATTGCGGGATACTGCAACGTATGTATCAAACGCCGTCGTCGCACTAGGGCCGACATAACCCATGTACGGCCAGTCCATTGTACCGCCCGTGCTTCCACCGGCGACACCAACTTCAGTTAACGTGCCGAGGCTATCGGTACTATTGACGTAGCCACCGTAGAGGAAGCCATCATCCCAGCCAAACTGGACGAAACAGCGATCGGCGCTGCCGTCATTCCATGCCAACGCCTTTACAGTATGGCCACTCCTGTTAGCGCCGTAGCTCTGGACCTGACTGAATGCGCTCAACACATTGGCGGCGGACAACGTCCGGCAGTACAAGGCGTCCGAAGCGCCATTGGCCGGCCGAACGAAGAAGTGTACCCGGTTGGCCAGGATACACATCGTCATGTAGAAGTGATCGAACGCCTGCGTCGCGCCATCAATCGAGGTCGTCGACCACGTCGCCGGCGCCGTCCGCCGCCAATAACTCGTCCGTGCCCGCGCCGAACCCGTGACGGTGGTGCCGCTGTTACCGGCGACTAAGACCTCGCCGTTTGTCCGCACCACAATATCGGCAAGTGCACTATCAACACTACCGCCCGTCGACAACGCCGACACAATGGTCTCGGCCGTGACGAACGTGTCACTCGACATATCAAACGTTTGGTATTTACGATTGAGCGACGACGCCAGCGTGCCGTCGGTCACCACAAAATGAATGACGTCGGCAACCTGATAGGCGCCAACCTCAAGAATCGCCGTCGTGAAGCCGGTCTTGGTACTGACCGACGAAAACGACGAGGTTGGATCGGTCGCCTTGATCGCCTGCAGGGTGGTTGCGGTGGTTGCGTCCCTGCCAAAGATGTAGAAGTTGCCGCTTGAACTCCTGAACGGTCCTACCGGCGCAATCGCTGTTGATAGATTGCCAACGGTTACCGGCAGCGCCATCTTAGTCTCAGCTCCTCATTCTCCGTTATGTTCGCAAGCGGTGCCTGCCAAGCAGCCGCTTGTATTCGGCGCGACGCGCTTCCTGAATCCGCTTCTTGACGAACGCCGGGTCCGTGTTGCCGTCGGCGTAGCATTCCAGCACCGCCTGCTCCATCGCGTCGCGCACCGGCACCAGCAACGGCCGCAAGAATTCCGACTGGGTCTTGACCGCGATGCCGACCGCCTCCGCGATCCGCGGATAGAGCCGCTCGGCCTTCGGCTTCAGCTGGTCCGGCAACTGTGACGGCAGCCCGTGATCGAGCAGCCAGCGGTGTGAATAGGCCCGCAGCTTGAACGGAATCGAGAATATCGCGGTGCGCGCCATGTGGATGCAGATCAGCACCTCATGATCAGTTTCCGGGCATGGCATGTTCGGGCGGACGTGCTGCCACAGCCCCCGCGTCGCCTTGACGTCGCAGGCTTCCAGGCATTGCCGGAACAGATCGGAATGCTCGGCCATCAGTCCAGCGTGATGGTGGTCGCGGTCGACAGCGACGGCGTCACGCCCGAGGTGCAGGCAATGTTCGGCGTTACCGTGCCCGACCACAGGATGGCGCTGGCGCCGCCGCCGGATTTGCCGGTCGAGAAATGCGTCGCGGTCGAGCCGGCGCTGGAGGAGGCGCCGAAATTGATCGCGGCCACCGGCGATATCGAGCCGGTGGTTTCGGTCCAGCCGCCGGTGGTGCGCGCGACGTTGACGCGGCCATAGCCAGTATAGGCGACCTCGGTGGTATTCTGCGCGCCGGCCTCGCCAGGATCAGCGCTATGCAGCGCGACGACGATATTGGTCTCCGGCGTGCCGGAGCCGGTCGATGTGGCATAATCGGTCCACGTCACCGCCTGAAACACCAGTTTCAGAATGGCCGACTCGGTTGCGTTGGCAATGGTCATGGTGGCCTCTCAGTCGAGCGTGATAGTGGAGGCGGTGGTCAGCCGCGGGGTGATGCCGGCGGCGCCGATCGCAATGTTCGGCGTCACCGTGCCGGACCACAGGATCGGCGAGGCGCCGCCGCCGGATTTGCCGGTCGAGAAATGCGTCACCGTAGTGCCCGCCGCGCCGCTGGCCGCGTAATCGACGTTCGCTGCCGGCGATACGCTGCCGGCCGAGGCCGTGGTCCAGCCGGTCGAGCGCGCCACGTTGACCCGGACGTAATTGGTATAGGCCGCCTCGGTGGTGTTCTGCGCGCCGGTGTCACCGGGATCAGCGGTGTGCAGCGCGACCACGATGTTGGTCTCGGGCGACGCCGCGGCGTTCTGGGCGTAGTTCGCCCATGTGGTCGCGCTGTAAATTAGATTCAAGATCGCATTTTCGGTGACATCAGCTATCGTCATGGTCGCTTCTCCTAGTGTGTCTCGCTCTCGAATTGCTCGAATAGCTCGCGGACCGGAATCGCGGTGCCGGTCGAGCCGTCACGGTGCATCGGGATCACGGCGTAGCGCGCGCGATCAATTTTATAATGCGTCACCTCGGGCGCCGCTTCCGCCGGCGGGCCGCGCTCGCCCTTCGGTCCGCGCTCACCGGCCTTGCCCTGCTTGCCGACCGGGCCTGACTTCCAGCCCGGCCCCGGGCACGGCCCCGGATTATCCTGCCGCGCCACGAACCACGTTGCGTTCACGGTGACGACATCCAGCTCGGCATATTCGATGTTGGGATCATAGGTGTCGCGGATTTTGAAAGCGCGGGCGGTCTTGCCATCCCTTCCCGGCGCCGACAGGCATGTCCAATCGAGATGCTCGCCAGGAATCCGCGCGGTGTCGCGCACCGCCTGATAGGTGCCGCCGCGATGCGTCACCACGTCGCCCATATAATGCACGCCTTCGGCAAACGGCACCGCCAGCGGCAATTGACCTATCGGCCCTTGGTCACCTTTTTCACCGGACGCGCCGCGCTCGCCCGCAGCTCCCGGTTCGCCGGGCTCGCCGCGATCTCCCTTTTCGCCATGCTCGCCCCTTTCACCGCGCTCGCCTTTTTCGCCGGCTTCGGCTTTCTCGCCTTTTTCACCATGCTCGCCCTTTTCGCCACGTTCGCCGTGCTCGCCCGGTTCGCCCTTTTCGCCGCGCTCGCCGGGCTCGCCTTTTTCGCCACGTTCGCCCGCAGCCCCTCGCTCACCGCTAGGACCCGGTTCACCCGCGACTCCAGCAGCGCCAGCCTCTCCGTCAAGCCCCGGAACACCCTGCGCACCTTGCTCACCACGCTCGCCGGCAGCTCCTGGGTCGCCCTTTTCGCCTTGCTCACCTTTTTCACCTTGCTCACCACGCTCGCCCCGCTCACCCTTGTCACCCGGTGCGCCATCGCGCAAGCCCGCCAGCCGGACTGCCATCGCTGCTTCCATCCGTAGCATCCGAACCTCGCATTCGGCGAGCTGGCGCGCCACTTCCGCGCTCAGGCTGGAGAGCCGTAGCAGGCATTCGCGTTCGACCCGCGCCGCGACGGCCCCCAGCTCATCCGCCAACACATCAAATGGCGTGTCGGGCATGGGAGGCCTGGAAACGGCGGCGGATTCTGGCTGGGTCATCGGGAAACTCCAAAACCTTAGCTTCCGGCTGATCATCCCCCGGCGGGGTCTCGGGCGCGGGCAGTGCCGGTGCCGGCGGCGCCGACCCCGGTCCTGGCGCCGACGGGATGCCCTCGGCGGCCGACAATGGCACCACCTGCTGCTGCACCCGCGGCTCGTCGCCGAACGCGACCTCAGGCAGTTCGAGCTGCTCGCGCGCCTCGTTCGGGGAATAGATGCCGCTGATCACGCCGCGCGACAGCGCCTCAATCCGATCCTTGTAGTTCGAGCGCAACAGCGCGGCGGTGGAGAACTCGACATATTCGTCGGGCTGGCCGAACAGCCCGAAGCTTTTGCCGAACGCTTCCTCGACATGGTTGAGCGCAAACCCAAGCGAGGAGGCGACCCATTCCTGCATCAGCGTCCCGGTGGAGCCGCCCGCCGCGTTGCCGATGCCGAGGATCTGCAGCGGAATCCGGAACGCCAGCGCGATGTTCTGCTGCGTCATCTTGAATACTTCGGCGACCTCGGCATCCTTCGGCGTGGTCTGCACCAGGATCGGCTTCAGCCCGTTCGACAGGATCGGCGTGCCGCCGGCGTTCTCGCCCATGGTCTGCTGCTTCCACAGCTCGCGCAGCTCCTGAACCTGATCCTTTTTAATCGGCAGATCGGTCGACAGGATGATGCTCGGCCGCGCTTGGTTTTTATAAAACTGCATCTGCTGCGCGGTGATCGCGCCCGACATCGCGATGTCGCCGGCCGCCGCCATCAGCGGGCTCTCACCGACCAGCGGATTCTGGCGCGTCGTCTTCAGCCTGATGTGCAGCACGTCACGGGCCGGCACCAGCAATGGAAACGCAAAGCGCTTCGCGATCACCTCATTGCCGCTCAAGGCGTAGAACAGCTCGCCGTTCTCCGCGACCACCGGCGCTGAGTTTCGCGGGTCCATCCGATGCAGCTCGTTGATTTCGAAGCGGTTGTTGCGCAGCGCCAGCGCATAGGCATTGCCGGTCGAATACAGATCGCTGACCGCGTTGAGCAAAAAATCTGAAATGGTCTCGTATTCGTTGGGCGATCTTAAAATGCGCGCCAGCGCGCTGCCCTTCACCCGTTCGCGGCCACCGTCCTCGGTGGAACGCCAGTGATCTCCAGCGCACATCGCCACGGTCTGCGCGTAGGCCGAGACGCAAGCTTCCACCATCGCCGAGCGCCAAGCGCTCTCGACGCCATAGCCCATCTGCCACCAGTTGGTGTACTGACCTGCCTCGGCCGACAGCCAGCCGCCGGTAACCGGCAGATAATAAGGGCCGGGACGATAAGCGCCCTCCAGCGCCTTGCTGATCGGCGCCGTGATCCGTGACAGCCAGCTCATTGCAACCTCATGAAAAGAGATCCGGCCGCGCTGTTTCACATGAAACAGTCGCGGCCGGCAGGCTGGGAGGCTTCGCTATTCGGCTTTGCCGGCGGCTGATCCGGTCACGGCTTTGGTCTGGTAGCCCGCCGGTTGCTTGCTCGGACGCTTGTCGGCTTCGAGCTGGCGGGTCTGGAACTGATCCTCCGGCCCGCTGCCGTCATCGTCATGCTCAATGATGTGCGCACCGAGGTTCGCCATATCCAGCTCCTCCTGCGTCGGCGTCGCCTTGCCCTTCATCATCTCCTGCTGAGCTGCCGCTACCCTGACTTGAGGCGCGTTCTTGGCTTGCTCGTAAGCCTTCTTGGCGTTCTCGGTCGCCTCGTTTTCTGCGTATTTGGTCATTTCATCTTCTCCATTTGATGGGACAGCAATGCTGCGCTGCCAGCGTGGCAACGCAGCACCTCGCTAATCAAGCTACCACGTTACGTTTTGCGTCCATGCAATTGTACCGGTCCGGCGCTGTACCCAATTCAGCGGCAGCACCATCCGCAGCGCGAGAGAGTCAGTCTGGAAAAGCGAGCGCTGCGGCGCCGCCACCGTCGAAGGCGAGGCCACCAGCTCGGTCGCGGCATCGTCCATATGCAGCGTCGCCTGATCGCTCATCTCCATTCGCGGTGCGCCGCCGCCGGCCGCCACGAAGTCAGCCGCGTCGATCAGGATCATCGTCTTGGCCGGCACGGTTGCGGAATCGATCACCGGGATATTGGCAAGCGAACCGCGTGCCAGCTCCTCCCTGAACGGGAAGATGCCGGTGTTGGCTGCACTGATCAGCCCGGCGCGAAGCATGTCGGTCGGGTTCATCAACCAGACCAAATTGCGAACGTTGCCGTAGGTACTGGTGGTGATCGCACCGACGAGGTTGGAGATATCGCCGACGATCGCCGCCAGCGCGCCGTTGGTGATGGCGGTCGCCGTGGTCGCCGCGACACCATTGAGCAGGCCGGCGGGACGGATCACCGTCGCCGCGTTGGCGTCGAGCAGCACGCTGTCAATCGCCACCGCGGTGTCTTGCTGGATCGCCTCACGCAGCACCCCTTCGATGCCGGGCTGCGAATGGTCCTGCATCTCCTTGGTCCATACCGTGATGACCGCCATTTTCTTTGGCGTCAGGAATTGCGAGGTGAACGCGCCCTGACGGACCGGGATCGCGCCGCCTTCGCCGACGAACGAACCGCCGATCGACGGCGTCCGCGAGCGGGTCGGTATCCATATTTTGCCAGCGGTGCCGAATGCCAGCGTTAACCCTCTAGCCCCCAGCCGCGGCATGACGCTGGCCGGCATCAACAGCGGCATCAACGCGGTCCATGTCTGCTGCGCCAGCTCGGCCGCCCAGCCGGTGAGGACCGTCGTGGCCGGGACGGTCGCCGCCCGCGTGACCATATCCATCACCACCTTGGTCATCGGGTCGTCGCCATACATCCTTTGCCTTGCCTCATCTTCCGACTTGCCGATCGACTTCGCCATCAGCGCCACCGCAGCGGCCCGGACGATGTATTCCAGCGGCTCCAGCTCCTTGCGGTTATGGATGATCGCAGGTGCCGGCTGGCGGGCTTCCGGCATCAGCACGGTGGTCGAGAGCGAACGGCTGCGCAGGTTTGGCTGCTCGATCTGACCGGCCAGCAGTCTCTCGTTTTCGATCAACGAGGCATGGGCGCGTTCCAGCCTGATCACCTCGGTCCGGAGCTGCTCATTTTTGTCCAGATCGGCATCGGTGAAATTGCTGTCGTCCGAGCCGTTGACGAATGCCTCCAGCGCGTCACGCGCGGCGATCAATTTTGCTTCTACGTCGATAATACGTTGAGCGAGCGACATGGCGCTGCCCTTTCTTTTTCGGGATATGGATGTGGCGTGCTCGCCGGTTAGTTCACGTCGAATGATCCGCTGTCCTTCGGCGTGCTCGCCAAACACCAGATCAATCGTTTCGGGAGATGTCTTTAATGATCTTGCGATCATCAGCGCATTCGGGTTGGCGGGGACCGACACCAGCGATGTTTCCATCAGCCGCTGCCTGAGATAAGTGATGCCGCCCCTGTCGCTGTCCTCGCGCTTCTCGTACTTGATCACACGGAAGCCGACGCTAACCGCGCGCAGGATGCCTTGCCGAACCAGACCAATGATTTCGTTGATTCGTTCGGAGGTGCCGGGCTGCGCCAGCTCCAGCTCGCCGATCAATTGCTTGTTTTCGACCCGGACATTCTTCCAGCTGCCGATCGGGAAGTCCGAATTGTGGCCGAACAGCGCGATCGGATTCCGCCCCTTCCTGAAATTGCTCAGGTCCCAGCCATCGGACATGATGACGTCATCCATCAGGTCCACGGTCTCGTCGCTCATGACGAATTCGAGGCCGTCGCCGTCGCCGGCGTAATCCTTGTGGTAGATCGTCTCGGCGTCAATCACCCGAACATGCTCGTTCATGCTGTTCTCCTCACAGTCTCGCAAACGCCAGCCAGGAATGCTCCACGCACTGGATTGGCCAGCCTTGGTCGTGCAGCGCGTCGAGCGCCGCCGTCACTTCCACCGCTGGGTTGCCGTAATCGTGCCAGCAGATGATGCCGCCGGGCCGCAGCAGCGCGCGCGCCAAAACGCTTTCGTGCGTCACCGCCGCGGCTGAGTGGTCGCCGTCGATGAAAACGGCGTCGCAGGGTTCCAGCTGTTCGGCGCGGATTGACCACGACGGCGCGGTCAACAGCAGGAACCGCGCGTCGTCTGCCGCGTCGCAGCCGGCGTGGCGCGGCACTTCGCTTTGCTGGCACCACAGCACCGTCTCATAGTCCGGCGGGACGTCGATGCCGATGTAGCGTTGCAGCGTCGGGACGTTTTCCAACAGCCGCTTGGCGGTGATGCCGCGATTGCAGCCAAATTCGATCATCACCCGCGGGTTAACGCTGCCGATCAGCGTCGCCAGGATCGCGGTCTCCGTCGCGTTGAGATAGCGGCTGAATGGCCCTCGTAGTGGCGCTGCCCCGATTTCAGCGTGGGTGAATTTGCGCAATGGCGCTTGACCAATCGCCGGGCGCGGCCTGCCGGCAAAGCGTCACATTACCGTACCAGCGCGCGTACCAGCGCCAGCTCGCCCAATGCGACAGCAGCCCGAACACGCGTGGATGGCCGAGCGCGCCGGCCAGATGCAGTGCGGCGGTGTCGACGCTGACGATTTCGTCCATCGTCATCATCAGCGCCGCGCAGTCGGCGAAGTCTCGAAAGCTATGGGTCTGTACCCCCAGCGCCTGCGCTTCGCCGGCGTTCTGGGCCTGCACGCTGTGCAGCTCGGCGGCCGGCAAAGCCGCCACCAGCTCGGCCAGCGGAATCTGGCGTGGATAGTCGCCGTCGCTCGGTTTGCCGATCGACCATGCGATACCGATCCGCCAGCCGGATGGCATGGGCCGATGCGGCACCGCGAGATACGGCGTGGCGTCGATCGTGTCCGGCCTGACGTTGAGGAAATACAGCAGATGCAGGATCGGAACGAAGTAGTCATAATGGCCATCGGGTTCGGGCCAGTTCTTCACCAGCCGCGCCAGCTCCTGCGGTACGTCGAGCATGACGTACGCGCCACGTCGCGTTAGCTCGGGCAGATAGCGCAACATTTGCAGCGTGTCGCCGAACCCGTGCGCGTGGATCACCAACAGCCGCTTGCCGCGCAGATCCTCGCCACGCCACGGCGCTATTCCGTGATCGAGCGCCTCCCGAACCTGGGGCCGCATGAACGGCTCCTGCTGTTCGCAATGCCAGTATTCATGGAGGCCTTCGCGCCAGCGGCCGCACGCCAGCAGGATCATGGCGCGATTGAACCGGGCGCGCAGCGTCGGCGCGATCCTTATCGAGGCGTCAGAGGCGCGCAACGCCGCCTCAAGCTGGTTGGCTTTGTAGCAATTCACCGCGCCATTGAAGTGCTGCAGATAGACGTCGATGTCCAGCGGCGTCTCGTTGCCGACCGTTCGGCGCCCGATCTCGACGCCGCTACGCACCACGGCGATCTCGCTGGGGATCGTGGCGGCTTTGGTCTTGACCTCCAGCACCTCGCCCCCGCTGGTCAAGCCACGCCAGCCATAGCTGGTTGGCTCGTGGGCGATCACCGGATCGAGGTACGGCAGATCGTCGAACAGCCGAGCCATCGTCACTTCCATGTCGGCGTCAGCCATGCCACCGCCGCGCTGTTGCGCAGCGCCCAGCTGACCGGCCAGCGCACCTTGAGCGCAATGCAGTCGGTCTGAAACATCTCCTTTTCCGGCCCGGTGGTGCCCGCGACCGCAGGATTGGAATCCTGCATCACCAGCGTGCCGCTGGTGGCGGTTTCGACCGCCGGGTCGGCATCGAGCGCCGCAACAATGCCGCGCGCCGCAATGGCAATGATGTCATTGCCGACCGCATTGGACCCCAGCACCATGAAATTGTCCGACGGGTTGGCCTGACGGTAGAGCGCTATTCCAGCGACCCGGCCGGGGTTGGCAACCAGAATATACGGCCCCTTACCGCCGACCGCGCCCACAGCGTTGATCAGGGTCGCAAGGTCCGCCGCAAACGCCTCAGCTAGGTCAGTGCTGTTGCTCGCCGTCAGCGCCGCAATGCCGCTGCGGATGCCGGCGGGCTGGGTATTGGCGATCGCCGCGGCGGTGCCGAAGAACACCGCGTCCAGCGCCAGCCCGCACGCGCCCACCAGCGCGTCGGCGATCAAGGCTTCGGCGTTGGAGCTTTCCATCATCTCGCGGGTCAATACCGCAAGGCTGGCGAGTTTGGTCGGCGTCATCGACGCGGGCGGCGCCGACAACTGCCGCACCGGGATCGGCGCTCCCTCCGCGACAAAGCTGGCGTTATTGGCCGACGTCACGAATCCCGGCGCGGTGATCGTGGCAGCGCCGTCCCAGTCCAGCACCAGCCCGGCCTGCATCACATCGGCGGCGGCGGACACCACGCCCAGCGCCTCGATGGTGTTCGCAACCCGCGTTGTCGCCAGCTCGGCCGCCCAGCCGGTGGTGAACGTCGTCGCCGGCGCCACCGAGGCGCGGGTCACCATCTGCAGCAGCGCGCGATCCGACGGCCATTTCTCGGCGACCACCTGGGCGACCGCGCAGCGCCGCAGGCTGGCAATGGCCCGCGCCGCCAGCGCCCGTCGGAACAGATTGCCGCCCGAGCTCGGCAGCTCGCGCTTGAACGGTTGAAAGCCTTCGCTTTCGTGTCTCATATATCGTCTCCCTTTATCACGATGGAGAAGTCAGATGCTGGTCCGCTGGCTCAGATCACTGGTCGCTTGGCGCGCGGTCCGCAGCACCGGCGTCTGGGTTTATTGCGAGAATGACGTCACCGGGCAGCGTAAGGCGGTGCAGGTTCATGGCGGCCACCAGCCGCTCGATCGCGCGTTTCTGCGCAACGGTGATCGCGTCATTGCCGCACGGGGAAGCTATACCATTGGTTCGCCGTCCGAGCTGTGGCACGGCTAGCCGAAATACCAGTACAGACCCCAGATCAGCCCCATCGCCACCGCGCTGGCGCCAAAGATATAGATCAGGTCATTGCGTTCGCGCGGCCCCATCGTCTTAAGCAATCATCGCCGAGATGTCCGGCTCCGGCACCGCCGACACCATCATGGCGCCGACCGCCATCGCCAGCGCCACCACCGCGTCAATCCGGTTGACGGCGCGGCGCTTCGACAGCCAGCGGTTTCCAAACGGGTCCTGCTCGATCGCCGCCGACATGCAGGCCGAAATCAGCACCGGGTTCCGCTTCAACCGAATTCGCTTTTCAAGGATCAACGTCTCCAGCTCGGCCACCGAGCCCGGCATCCAGCAGCCCTGCGGCTTCTCGTCCGGCATCGCCGTATGCATACTGTCCGGCAGGCTGGCGCGACGCCGGCCGCCCTGCGGATGTTCGATCATGGTCAGCACCAGCCCAAGCTCGTCGACCTCCTCCTCGAACCGGCGAAACGCATAGCGGTCATACGCCACCAGCTTGATATTGAACTGGCCGGCGATCTCGGCGAGATGCGCGGCCGGATAGTCCATCCGGATCAACTTGCCGGCCGGCGCCCGCAGATAGCCTTGCTCGACCCAGACGTCATACGGCGCGCTGTCGCGCAACGCCCGATCGTTGACGGTATCGCCCGGCGTCCACGCCTCGATCCAGGCGTCGAAGGTCGGCGCCAGCACCTGTGTGGTGCCGCCGTCATCATTGACGCGCTCGACCTCGATAAAGCCGGTCGGCACCACGAACGCCTCGACCGTGAGATCCTGCGCCGCCGACAGATCGACGCCGACATAGACATCCTGACCGTGCAGCTCCGTTAGCTCGAACTCGTGCAGCACCTGTTCCAGCGTGTGCCGCGCCATCCAGACCTGATCGGCATCGGTCCAGACGCAGAAATGCAGACGCAGAATGCCGTTGAGCTTGCCCGGTATCGCCTTGGCCTGCGCCACCACGCCGGCGAGATATTCCTCGGTGATGGTAACCCCGAGCAGCGGGTTCGCCTTGGTCCAGCAGCTCGGGTCCTCCAACGGGTCGTCATTCTCATCCAGCGCGCAAATGTAGGAGAACGTGCTGTCGTCCTCACTGTCGCCCGCCGCCACCCGGATCGCGTGCTGATGTTCCTGCCAGCACACCGTCGATCGATCGCTGCCGGCATTGGTCAGCATCACCAGCAGCGGCTGCCGACGCCACTTGAAGCCGCGCTCCAGCGCCTCCAGCACCCGGCCGTCCTTGTGCTCGTGAACCTCGTCGCACAGCCCGCAATGCGGCCGCGGCCCCGACTGCCCGTCCTCCGAGGCGATCGCGCGGAAAAACGAACCGGTCTTGAGATCAGTCATGTTCCAGACCGGGTTGCCGCCCGTCGTGGTCAGCCGCGTCACCAGCGCCGGCGATTGCTCCCGCATCGCCACCGCGTCGCGGAACAGCACCATCGCCTGATCCTTCTTCGAGGCCGCCGCGTACACCTCGGAGCGCATCTCGTCGTCGGCCACCAGACAATACATGCCGATGCCGGCCGCCAGCGGCGACTTGCCGTTGCCCTTGGCCTCCTCGATATAGGCCCGGCGGAACCGACGCCGGCCGTCCGCCTTCAGCCAGCCGAACAGCGACCCGATGATGAACGCCTGCGACGGCTGCAGATCGAACCGGATGCCCTCGAACTGCCCGCCGGCCAGCCGCAGCACGTCGGGGAAGAACCCCAGCGCGCGCGACGCCGTCGCCGGTGACCATTTCAGCCCGCGCGCCTTGCCGTCCTTGAGATCGCGAAGATGCCGGGCGCACGCGTTGCGAACGTGAGGTCCCGCAATGATGCGCCCGGCGATGACCGCCCGAGCATAGGCGGTAACCGGATCAGGATAGGTATTTCGTTGCCGGGTCATTGGCGCTCGGTTCTGCGTGGATACGCGTGCGCGCCGACGGCGTCAGCCCCAGCTCCACCGCATAGCGAACCATATCATGCATTGCCTTGTTCGCGGTTCCCACCAGCGGATGCTGGATGAAATTGCCCACCTTGGTTCGCACCAGAAAGGATGTCTGCGTCGACAGCTGCTCCTCGGCGCGCCGCCAGCGCCCGTAGGCCTGGCAATACGCCGCGAACACCGGCGCATCGATCATGGTCAATAGCCCGATCTTGAACAAAAGGTCACACTGCTTGTCCCACTCCTCGCGGCCTTCTGGCGACAGATGCGCCGGCGGTTCCGGTTTGCCAAAGCTGGCATCGATCTTGGCTTCCTTCGGGTTGCTACGATCGCGCCGCGTCGTGCCGCGGATCAGCTTGAGGTGCGTCGGGGTTGGCTTGCGTCCTTCCATGGTGCGCCTCGTTGTTCGTTTGTTTTATCCGGGTCTTATTGATATTTCGACAGATTGCAGGAGAACGTTCCCCCACGTCTTTT